ATCATCTGCCGGTGCAGGTAAGGCAAATCGTAGATCTGGGGTGCGGACTGCGCCATCTGGAACACTGCTTGGTACTGGACAACCCGCTGGGCCATTGTGCTGCTGTTGGGGTCGCTGACGGGGATAACATCAACCGCCGCATAGTCTTGTTGTCTAGCACGGGCGAAGCCACTCTCGGGCTCGTATGCGTATGCTGTCGGCGCGTAGTCCGCAATCAGTGCCTTGAGGAGCTTGAACTCCTGCTTCATCGCAAAGTGCACCCGAGACTGAACCGCTGCCATGGGCTTGAGGGTGCGCTCCAACAGCGCCAAGGTCGTCCCAACCGGTGCCTGCGCACTCATGTCGGAGATGTTCATGTCACTGATGGCACCTAATCTGCGGCCTTCCTCGGTGATGCGTTGCAGCAACGCCAAGAGTGTCTGGCTTGGCTCTTTATATGGCAGCGTAAGGATGTTGTCCTTAATCGACCCACTGGGCACATCCACATCACGAAACTCACCCGGATTGATGGGCGTATCGTCGCCCTTGACCCGCAACCCTCGGGACTTCAACCCACCGGGCAAATTAGACAACGTGCCCGCGTCCACCAGCTGGCGGATAAGAGAGGTGCCTGCCCTAGCAAATCCTCCGATGATATGGATCAACCCAAGGCCGTAGAACCCAAACCCGGGGACGTAGACGTAGTGGACAAAGTGGTCGCGCTTGCGCTGGAGGGGGTCTTCAGGATCCCAATTACGCCGAATAGACAGCACTTCCTGAGTGCCCTTGTCGATGGTAATGACGTAGGGCTTGGCCAACGGCTCGCCATTTACTTGTTTGCTATCCTCGTCATCTTCGTCTACCCCCGGAATACACGTTTGTACGTGAATTTCGTACAAGGTGTACCGGTTGTCATTAGTGAGCACGTAGCCGTTTTCTTGGGCCTTTTTCTTTTCAAGCTCGGTGTATGAGGTGATGGGATCGCCCAGATCAACTTCTCGGTAGAACCCACTAGCCATCAGGCGCTCAACCTCAATCTTGGTCTTGCGCATCTGGTGTGTAACGCGTTCGGCTACCTCGATATGGGCAGTGCCATAAGGCACAATGACATCTTCTGCCGGTATGTACACCGCCGTGGGGCGGCCCATACTTGGATCAAAGTAGACTTTCTTGAAGGCAGACCCTGCCAGCCCCAAAGAAAACAACATGCGCTCATGTTCTGAGCGGTACTCCACCATCTTCTCGGTCAGCAGGTAGTTCATATCCTCTCGCACCCGAGAGGCGGACTCTTCTTTTTCTTTTGTAACCTTCCCCAAGATCTTGGTCTTGACCGGACCTGACGCGGGAAATGTCTCGCTCATTGTCTCGGCCTGGAACCGAATGGCCGCTTCTGACAGCACCGTAGAGTACACCCCACAGGCTCCATCCCACGGCTGGGTGCGCTCCTCGTACTTGAATCCAAGCACCTCCAAGCCCTTGATGAATGTATCCGACCACTCTTTACGTGAGGTGAAATCGGCTTCGACCAACCCCATCAAATCAGACGCAAGAGTCTGCAATTCGCCTTCGTCAAGATGCTCGGCGATGTTAGTGTCAAACTGATCGATGCTGTCTTCATCATCGGCACCAGGGACAAGCGTAATCTCTACACTGCCATCATCGAGCGTCACCATGTCTGGGTTAATAATTTCAATCTCTAGCTCGGACGCATCGGCTTGATCAAGTGCATCCATCCCAACCGGGGCCTCGTACAGTGACTTATCAATAGCCATAATTTATATCCTAATAGTACCGGTTTGCATTTCTGGATCTAAATTGCCTAACCGGTTCGGGCTCATCTGTTGGCAGTCGAATAAACCCACCTTGTCTAAACCGCATCAACACCATCACTGTCGAGTCTACCAAGTCATCATGGCTCATAAACGGGAAGCCTGCAATCTCTTCAACAACCTCTTCGGCCCACCGGGTTTGTGGCACCCAGCACAGCCCCGATTTCACAATATCGGCAACCGAATTTAGTCTTGCAAGTTTATCCCCACTACCTCTATGCGGCGTGTACTCACTAACTGGAATCCCCATCCTGCGCATCTCTTGGTACAACGCCGTACCAGAGGACTTCTTTTCCACGATAAACGTATCGGGCTTCCAATACTTCCACGTATCGTATGATAACGACTTTAGGTCAGGAAATTCAATGCGTTCTTTGATGGCGTTGAGAAGTATTATGTTGTAAGCGTTTGTCTGCTCATTACGAAACACCCCCCATATCGTAATTGCCGTGAAGTCCGCACGGTTGTGGGTTTCAGCAGCTGCATCCAAGGACATAATCATGTACTCAATGGGGGAGGGCGGGTCTTCCTCTTCCCATATATTCCACCACTCACGCTTGATAATTGAGGCTTCTTCAGCAGTTGGGTTTTGCTGGTACTGGGCGTTCCATTGGAACGTCGGCATGGACGCCTTGGTGCGGTGCAGCGCCTCTAAATCAAAGAACTCCGGCCAGAGTGGTTTCTCTACAACCTCTCCATCTGCCCCTTCTACCTCTAATATGGCGGGAAATTCTATGACTTCGTACTGGTCGGAGCCCTCATTTTGAGTCATATCCCTTGTTAACCGACCTGTAAGATCGTCGGCATGCCATCGAGTCTGGACCACGCACACGCGCCCCCCAGGCATCAACCGCGTACGCGCTCCGTACGTAAACCATTCGTACGCCTTCTCAAAGACCTCAAAGTTACCGTTGATGATGTCTTGCTCGTTGTGGGGGTCATCGGTAAGCAGTAAATCGGCACCTCGACCGGCCAGCGCGGAGCCTACCCCACAGGCATAATAAACCCCACCGTGGTTCGTATTCCACCTACCCGCAGACTTGCTGTCTGCAGCAAGCTCCACTGTTGGGAATATCTGGCGGTAAAGATCTGAGTCAATCAAATTACGTACTTTACGGCCAAAATCAACGGCAAGGTCTGAGGTGTGCGACACCATCAGCACCTGCTTATTGGGAAACTTACCAAGAAACCACGCCGGAAAATAGATAGAAACAAGCTGGGACTTGCCATGCCGGGGCGGCATATTCACACAAATCCGGTCTTTGCGCCCTGCAGCGATGTCCATGAGCAAATTAGCCAGTAGCCGGTGGTGTTTCCCCACCTTATAGTCAGGCTGCATGTGCTTGCAAAACTCAATGAGGTCGTCGTAGCAGGCTGCTGCACGCTGGCGCTGGTCTAAAATGTCGGCAATCTTGTAGATTTCAGCCTGTTCTTGGGCTGAAAAGGCGTCCAAATTGTCCAGCATCTGCTGGATTTCTGCCTCTGAGAAGTCTTGGACCGAACTCTCCGCGCTAAGCATGTTTGTCGGTGTCTGTAGCAGGGGCAGGGGTGATATCTTTCTCTGCAAACCCAAGCTCTACATCAACATCAATGATGTTATTGCGTACGTCGGAGGGTGGCACGGGGCGGGGGGCTAGGCGCTGCAGTTTTTCTTTAAGTTTGGCCCGCAATTCATCAGTGGACTGGTGGGTTACAAGCACCTCAGAGCGGTCTGTAAACAGGCCCACGTCAGAAATCTTACCCAAAAGCTCTAGCGCCCGTATACGCACCCGGGGATCCGGGTTGCGCGACTCTTCTAGCAGCCTATTAGTTACCAGATACCGAATCTCAGCGGCGTTTTTGGCTACTGTCTGGCCAAATTCGTCCAGATAGGTGCGCAGAGTAAGCAGGGAGGCCGGGGTCATGGTTGACGCACGTGCATTAGAGACGTGGCGGCTGGTTGTCTCAGGGTTGGCAGCGAACGCGCTGACTATTGATGCAGCCGTCTCAACGTCTTCCCTAGTGGGTGCAATGTCCAATCCCTTCTCCACAAGCAGTTCTATAGACCGACAGGCCGCCTGAGCCCGTTCTCGCAGGTCCATATAAGTTGTATCGGGGCTAATCGCAACCCCGAAATCGGGGGATAGTTCTAGCATACGCAAATAGTATCGTATTTTCAAAGGATGTCAAAACATAGTGGGGGGTGTTCCTATAACCATGACAGCAGTAGAGGTATATGAAAAATGGAATGCAAAAAATTTTTGGGGTGGGGTGTAAAAACTTGACGGGGTAGGAGTGGTAAACAACGTAGGCTAGTAAGACCTTAATGCCAACGTAGCCCAATAAAAACCATGTGGACAGCACGACCTAATAAAGACCTTAATGCCAATGTGGAGAATTAAAGAAAGTGGTGATTGGTCGTGC